GCGGGCGCAGCCACGCCTCCATTCCAGGAGGCGATCAAAACGGTGGGGAGTAGTTTGTCCAGCGCAGGATCAGCGTTTTCTGATTCTGTCACGGGCTCAGACTTCCTGTCGTATCTTTTCTTCGCACTTGTTTGCTATTCCCTTTCTTGGGTCTTTGCTAAACAAGTACACATTCTGAGTTGCAAGGGCTTGGGGTCGATGGAGTACCGTTCTTCGGTATTCATCGAGTTGATCCTGGTTCTTCCTCTCTTCGCAATGTTCCCACCCGTACACGTTTTCATCGCCACAGTTTTCTTGGTTTTGCTACCTATACGGACCCGGAGGGTAACCCTGTCCACTAGTGAAGCTGTCAAACACTTCGCCTTGTGCTGCGCAGGATTAGGGAAGAATGCTGTTTATGAATTACCCATTCACGTGGGTGATCATTTTCTCGGCTTCTTTCACGTTCACATGAACCCCAAAAGCGTCCGCCCACTTGCAAAACTTGGTCTTCGCGTTGGTCTTGACAACAGTAGAATCTATAAGATAATGCAAGTTATCAATCTCATTATGGATGATACTAAGGGCCCTGGGGATGTCGCGCTAGCAGTCCAAGGACTCAAATTCGTTGAGAATGTCACCAGCCGTTTTGCGCTTCTTCAGAAGCACATTGCTGACTCTATGAACGGTACCAACGAATCTGAGCCGAAGTCCGATCCCTTAGGAGCCAAGAAATTGGTTTCCAAAGCCCGTGAGTTCAAGAAATTGTTCACGTGGGCTGAGGCTGGAACTGTTCCAAAGGTCACTAAGGCTAAACCAACCGTAAGGAAGGTTGACACCGAGGTGCAGACAGGCGAAAAGTCTATTCCCATTGCCAAAATGAGGATGGGCAAATCGTCACTCGTAACGCCGGAAGGCAAAACGATGTTGTGGAACAACCAGGCTCGTGAAGCGTACATTGAAAAAGGCAAACTCATGCTTGCCAATGAAAAGCTCGAGGAGTATTTATATAACCGAGAGTTCAATGCGCCCGACATGAGCGTGACAGACAATTGGGCTGATCTCATGGATGAAGAATATGAAGATTACGAAGCACAATTCTCAAATTACCTTAGCAAGTATGACCGAGAAATTGATTCTGAAGACGACGCAAGGAACCGGATGCTTGACAAGCTGGCGGAAGTCGATCTCGATGTGGAAGACCGCTTGATCCTCGAAAGAGAGATCGCGGATGGTACTATCGATGAGATGCAATTCCGAACGCGCGTCAGTGTTCGCACTGAAGCCGTCCTCGTCTACCCCAATCAAGTGAGTCCTACCTTCTACTTCGAAATCCTCGCATCATGCCCGGACATACTCGACGAGCTTCTCGCAGGTTATGACCGTCCTCTTATCAAGCCGACCACACCTTCGCACTTTCGAAAGGAAAACCCGGCGTTTTTGATAAAGAAGAAACAGCATGCTCGGTCAAAAATACTCGTCATCAAAAGCAAACGGTACTCATTCAGTAATGTTTTGCAGTTGTTGCACGCAGTTGCCCGACGCGAACGAGAACAGCCCAAGAAACCAAAGATTGCCAGTGTCCGTCTTCCCCTGGACCCTGGAGTTACACTCGCAGGCACTGAAACAACACCGCTCTACTCTGTAGGTTGCGATGTTCTCACCCTCGATCATCAAACTCCGTTGTCAAAAACCATGGACTTGCGACAAGCCTCATTGGCCTTGTCCCCATCCCGCGCAAGCGCTGAAGGTGCCGCCAAAACAAGGAGTGTAGGAATTTCAACTCTTACTCTCCAGTTCTTCAAAGGTAACCCGGAGAAGGGTGTGCAAGCTACACCTGGACCTACGTTTAACTCTTGGACGCAAACACTTGGAGGAACTTCACGCGAGACCATGACAAAAGGGTTAGTAACCAATGCCAACATTGGCACAATGACGAACGCCCCCACGGATTCAGTCGCACAAGCGTGTTTGGAAAAGCGCAAAGAACCAGCAATCCATGCTGCAGTAAAAGCGTTTAGGGAATCCAAAGCGAAAGGCACCGGGACCGACAAGCCGAAGAACCATGGTGAAACAAAAACCGTATCTTTCATGCAAACATGCGTGGAGGTTGACGATAATGGAAACGAAACAACGGTTTGCCAGCGAGTCAGTGCTGAGGCGTCTACGGAGAGAGAAGAAAAGAATACACCGAAGAGAAAGGCTACCGTTCCAGTGGTACCCAAGAGAGAGAAGAAAGTCGTGAAAACCGAAAGTACCCCTCGGGAAAAACCTGTTTCGAAAGAGAAAACAACAAAAGCTAGTGGTCCAACCACTGCCCAAACTGCTACCTCCATTCAACAGGCGACACCCGTGCGCACGAAGTCAGAAGCGGCCACAAGCAGAGACATGGTAAACATGAAAACCCTTACACTGCAAGTTAGGAATGAAGAGAATGACATTGTCAAGTTCTCCGTCACTCCTTTCAAGGTAGTGCCATGCAACGGTTATTCGATCTTGCAGACGTACATTCCTGAACATCCCGAGGAACAAACACCATCCAGTGGTATACATAAACCTGGTAGCTTTACGCTCGAAGGAGAATTGTTGACTTACCAAGGAGAATTGTATGAACCAGAGGCACTGTTCGTACTTCATCGACCAAGACCCTCGACTGTAGGAGGAACAGCAATAGGAGGAGGAGTATCACACCTCTCATTCCGATTCCCAACCTCCTTCAGACCCGAGATCACACCAAGCATGTACACCGTTCCGAAGCCGAACACCACAGTCCTAACCACCTACAATGGTCGGATTGGATATGGGCACGTTCGCAAAATGGCGGGCACCGACAGCAACATTTTTGTTCACGACGCGCCACTTTGTGAAGCCGGACAAGCGAGCGGTGAGGGGTCTTCAGGTTCGCCCATCTTTTGTGAGGAGAAACTTGTTGGCATCCATTGGGGTGCAGCCATGGGAGCTGATAACCATCGGGTTAACGTCGCTTTGCGGCTTCCCTCAAATTTTATCAACCCACCAACCAAAAGTGCTTTTTGGGGGACCGTCCCAGTTGGGACACTGTCAACTAAAGGCCTTGTGGTAACACCCCATGCTCTGGTTGAGAAAGTGGAAGAAAATGTGTTTTTCCGCATCCGCAAGGATTGCGGTGAAACCCTTTTTCCCCATTTAATCGCCGGAGCAAGCCAGAACAAAGTCCCACCTGTCACGGGACTCTTCGAACCACACAGCACTCACTTATATTGTAAGGGAAATGCTGCCCATGCTTCCCGCGAGCTGGATAATGTGCAATGCGGGTCCTTTTCGGTTGAAGCAACCGAACGTTTTAAAGCTTGCCTACGCGTTGTCGAAGGCGAAGTCATGACTGCGGTCATCGATAGCGGAGAGACTGTTAACGGCAAATTTCCCGTTTTCCATCCCGATGTTCTCGGCGAAATCAAGTCTGACTCGTCTGGCCCAGGTTTTCCCTTCAAAAACAAGTACGCCTCCTTTGGAGAACTTATTGATGAAGGTCAAAGAATTCTTGGGTGCACACCCGAAGAAGCGAGAGACCACTTCTCGAACTACGTTCTTGAAACAGTTGATCGCATCTGCGAAGGAGCCGACGTCCCTGCAGAATACTTTGTGTTCTCTAAACGGGACGCGTACTCAGCCTTAAAGCTGGAGGTCACAGAAAGTAACCCGTATCCGCGTTTTCGCACGATTCAGGCCTCTGAAGTGACTTTCAATTTCATTTGCACGATGTACCTTAAGCACATCTCTGAGATGCTCAAGCTTGAGCTCCCATGGATGTTTGTTATTACCAATGAAGACCAATGGAGTGAAAAAGTTTACAAGCGATTGTATCGCAAAGCCCACACCATAGGGATTGACTACAAGCGATTTGACAAAACCCAATCACCCACCGTTGTCGCCTTCATTGTGAAAACGTTGCTTAAGTACACACACGCTCCCACAGCTGTTGTTGACTGGATCGTGAAGAACATTTCTCAAGCAACCCTCCGGATGCCGGACGGTACGCAGAAAGTTATGAACGGAACGAACCCTTCTGGTAACTACCTGACGACACTCATCAACAGTTTCACACACAGGCTTTACAACCTGTACCTCTTCTCTGACATTTTAGGCATTGAACCTTCGCAAGTTGACTCGCGTTGTGTTTCTGTTTTGTTATCCGATGACGGCATTGACGGCTGTTTTCGGAAAAGCGACGCACAAACAATAGCGCGGATGATACCTGCCAAAGCTCTTGAAGCCTTCAACATTACGGTCAAACTACAACTCCTTGACGGAGAACCGTTTCCGCCAGGTTTACTTCCGGTATTCCTTGCTGATGCGTTTGTAGAACGAGGGAACTACTGTTTCCGCATCCCAGCGGATTTCAGGAAACGTCTTGCGAAATTCCAGGTCGACGTCGCCAACAACGACACCGCCTTGAACGTCCAGATGGTCTCTGGTGTGCTTCAAAGCGCCCGAGGCTTCCTTCAAGTTCGTGCCAAGGATCCCAAATATCCATGGCCAACCGCTTTTGTTGACTTCTACGCCTACTATGTCACGGTAACCAACAATTGGAACCAAAGCAACCCCGCACACAAAGTCAGAATTTTGACAGTCGAGAATTCCTTGACATCCTATGTCTATCAGGAATGACTAGGTGGCGCGGGACGCGCCTCTCATCGTGTATTCTTTGTACAACAGTATCAAGGGGCAATACATTTTTGTGTTGTTTTATGCATGGCGAACGAAGCGCAGCGAGAGAAAAGACGAGCAAAACGAGCAAGGAAACGGGAAGCCGTGCGGTCTGGACTAGTCACCCAGAACCACGGTGGACCACACAAGGCCAAGCAAGGAGCAGCAGAAGGAAAGTTTTCACACTACCGGACGCCGCACCAAGCGAAGCAAAAGATCACAACAGAACTGATTCGCGTGGGTGGGAATTCATCCCAAACACGCATTGTCAAAGCCATCCTCCATCAGGTGATGGAACCAGCGACCGCGTACAGCGTACGACTATCGGTCCCGGGATTCGTTGCCTCTTTAGGGACAGCTCTTGCCAAGACAATCAGTACGGAGACAATCGATTGGACAAAGGCTCCCGCCGTCCAGCCTGATTGGAACCCAATGCTGCCGCGTGACGGTGGTGCCATCGAGCTACTTGGCGACGTGGGACACCAACCCGTGGTTTTGCTGAGGGATCCTGTCGTCTCTCACATTGTTCGCACCTTCAGACCAGTCGGGACTGCTGTTGCGTACTATGACATTGAAACTGCGTTTTTGACAAAGCAATCACAAGCTTTCTCGCCAAACCCGCAGGGCTATCATTTCCAGCTTGAACAAGGAACTGAACAAGAACTTCCTCTTTCCGTGGCGTACCACCGCTCAGGATGGGTACCTTACGGCGAAAAGGTTGTTTGCGGACAGTGCCGTGAGAGAGTAATTTGGATTGATGCGAGCCCTGCTAAACCGGCAGTCATTCACGTCAGTTTGGTCAGTGAGAACGCCATTCTGATCGGCAATCACATCTCCCTCGACGTTCGGCGTTATAACAACGAGAACACGTACACATCGACATCGTCGGTTCCATTTTCGGTATCAGTACCGGTTTCAGGTGGTAACTCGACGTTTGCCAATTTGAACGTTTTGTTCTCGGGTTATTACTCCATACGCCTCGATGGGGCTTCGATCTTGAATCGTAGTGAAATTGAAATTGTCAACTGTTCTGTGTCGATCTCCACCGAGTATGCCTACAAACATGTCACTTCACGTGGCATGCTGGACAAAACGGAAACGGTTAATGAAGTCAGAGTCAATGGTTCTTCCATGCTGATAACGAATACCGCTCCCACGTTAGTCCGAGGCGGAACAGTCTACGGCTTGCAAATCTCAGGCATGGAACCTTGGTATGAGTTCTTTACAGAAATCACCAAGATTTCCGATGCCAACGTTGAATGCAAGTACACTGGCGATTGGGCTTATGGGATGTACACATTTGTGAAACCCCAAGGAGACTCCCCCCTTTCTCTTGAACCCGCGTTTTCGCGGTTTGGTGACTCTGGGAAGTTCCTGCCGATGTTTAGGCCTTTCAGGCCTACAGGAGCAGTTGTTGCCCTAGTGGTCCCCCCAACAAACGCCAACGAGACGTTCGACTCAGCCCAATTCACGATGCAAGTGGTCAGGTCTTTCGAATTCACAACGACAGACCAATTTTTCGATATCAAGGCCGCCAGCGTGTCCTCCGAATCTTTTGACATGTTTGTCAGAGAACTTGGCAAAGTGCCCAACTTCTTTGAGAACAAGTATCATTGGAGTGACATCACGCGCCTTATCGAGAAGGCCGCCCGCTTTGCAACTGAGTGGGCACCCACACTTGGTGCGGTGGGACAAGACGTGCTAGGGGTTGCGCATTTCATT